GATGCAAAATGAGCACGGACCTGAAGAGCGGACTCGAGGAGTTGGTGCAGTCAATTGCCCCGGAAACGGCCGAGGACGCCGCGCTCCGCATCCGGCGCGAGCGGGAGGCGGGGGAGCGGCATCGGGTGCTGGGCGGATTCACCCGGAAACTCGAGGTTTACGCCGAACTCCCCGGCTGGACGCTGAAGATCCTGAACGACGAAGGCAACCGGCTGACCGAGGCGGTGGCGCACGGCTATGCGTTCGTCTCGAAGCGTGAGATTGACAGCGCAAATGCCAACGTCGTAAGCTATAACAATGACCCCGGTGATCGGGTGCGCTTTACGGTAGGGACTGCGAAGGATGGCAACCCGCTGTACGCGTACCTGATGAAGATCCCCGACCTGATTCACGCCGACGACATGTTGGCTCGGGAGGAAGTCAACGAGCGTGTTGACAAGGGGATCAGGGCTGCGAAGCTCCACGACGCTCAAGACACGGATCAGCAATCTACGGTTTACGTTCCGAAACAGGTTGGGATCAGCTACGAACCCAACAAACCGAAGAACTACGTGTCTCGTCAGGAGTAAAACATGCTCAACCGGCCATTCGGCGTCACGCCGCTGGTCCTGGGGCAGGCGCAAACGCATCGCGTTACGCGTTATCGCGTCCCCTCGACCGACGGCTCGGCGTACTACATCGGTGACACGCTTGCACAGGTGGCCGGTGCCGATCTCAACGGCGTTCCCAACGTCCAGAAAAACAGCGGTGTCGCCTCGATCCGCGGCTTCCTCGTCGGCATCGAGAACCCGTCCATCAACACGCCGTCAATTCGCGGCGTCACGCTCGACCAAACCGTCGTCAGCATCCCGGCCTCCAAGCAGCGCGATTACTACGTGCTCGTTGCGGACCAGCCCGACATCTTCTGCATGGCGCAGGACGATGGCGTCACGGGTGCAAACCTCGTTGCCGCCAGCGCGAACCTGAACGCCTCGCTGACGGTCGCGGTTCCGGCGCAGCCGTATCAGTTGTCGGCATCGGTGCTGACGTCGGCGTCATTCGCCGTCGGCGCGGGGCTGAACTTCAAGCTGGTCGGCCTCGCACCAATGCCCGCCGTTGCTGGCGGGGGAAGCAACACATTCGGCCCCTTCGCGATCTGGGTATGCCGTCCGAATCTTCACGATTTCAACGGCCCCACGGTCGGCATCTAAGGGGAGACGAAAATGCCTGGCATTATCAACACTGGCTCGCATCCGAAACTCCTCTGGCCCGGAATCAAGGGCATCTGGGGGTACATCTACAACGAGTGGCGGACGGAGTACACCGACCTCGTTGACTCGGTGACGAGCGACAAGAACTACGAAGAGTACGTCCAGGTTGCCGGTTTCGGATTCGCGCAGATCAAGAATCAAGGTGCTGCGATCGAGTACGACATCGAGCAACAAGGTGCAATCACGCGCCTGGTGAACATCACCTACGCGCTCGGTTACATCGTGACGATGGAAGAACTGCAAGACGACCTGTACGAGAAGGTGTCGAAGCGGCGTGCTTCCGCCAATGCCCGTTCGATGCGCCTGACGAAGGAATACATCGTCGCCAACCTGTACAACCGCGCGTTCACGGCGGGCTACACCGGTGGCGATGGCGTGACCCTCGGCTCCAACGCGCATCCGCTGGTGTTCGGCGGCGTGTACTCGAACGTCCCCGCAGTCCCGGCAGACCTGTCGGAAGCCTCGTTGGAAGACGGGTGCATCCAGATCATGGGCTTCCAGGACGACCGTGGACTGGCCGCTGCGTTCATGCCGCGTTCGCTGCACATCTCCCGCTCGGAACTCTTCAACGCGACTCGCATCCTCGACTCCGACTACCAGTCGGGCACGGGGAACAACGACGTCAATGCGCTGAAGACGACGGGCATGTTCCCCGAAGGGATCAAGGTCAACCACTACTTCTCGGCTGCGCGGCCGTGGTTCATCCGCTCGACCGGCGTGGACGTGGGGAACGGCCTGATCTATCAGGAACGGATGGGCGTCCAGTTCGACCAGGACAACGAGTTCAGCACCAAGAACGTCGCTGCCGCCTCGGTCGAGCGTTACCAAGTCGGCTGGGGGGACGCTCGCGCGATCCTCGCAGTCAACGCACCGTAATGGCGTAGGACCCGCTCCGGCACTCTCTCCTGTCTGAGCGTTAGGGGGCACCCACCGGTGCCCCCTGTTTTGCAGAAAGGCGGTGATCCTGTGGGTGCAGTCTCGAAAATCCGCAAGGGCATGTACAAGCCGCAGCCCTTCGGCAGCACCAAGAAGGGCAAGACGTCTGCGCCGCCCGCGGTGAAGACGAAGAAGTGAACGCGTAACGTCCCTGCGCAAGTGGGGACGCTACTTTCCAAGTAGCGTTACGAGAAGGAAAGACAATGGGCGTCCCCGTTCGTTACCCCAATGGCATTGCAACTGCGCCGAAGGACACGATGTTCGGCAATTTCCCGTCGCCGTCCCCGGCGAACGCGGCGATCGCCTTTACCGATTTCTTCCAGTACATCGCGGCCGAGTGGCTGGTCACCGGCGTGGCCGGTGGTTCGGCGCTGGCGATCGGCAACGGTGGACGGCTGGTGCAGTCCACGATCGCCGCGGCGGGCGACATCCAGTTCAACCGCAAGACTCCCGCGCACGCGCTGATCTCCCCCGGCGCTCCGTTCTGGTTCGTGTGGATGGGCCAGGTCAACGACAACGCGAGCGACGTGCGGGTCGGCATGTTCTCGGGCGGCACCCCGTTCGCCCCGACCGACGGCGTGTTCTTCGAGAAGCTGACGGCGCAGGACGGCGTCACGTTCAACATCAAGACCGGCGCCGGTGTCACGACGCTCCCGGCCGTCACCACGATGGCGCCGCTGGTCGACACCGCGCTCGGTTTCTACTTCGACGGCGCGGCCACGCCGACGATCCAGATCTTCTCCTCGACCCCGGTCCCGCCGCAGTCGGCGTTCGGCCAGCCGCGCGTGTCGGGCGGATATATGGTTGCGGGAACCCAGTTGCTGGGGAACCTGCCGGTGTCGGTGCTGCAAGCAGGCTTCGGACTGCGGGCCACTCCGGCTGCGATCAAGACGCTCAACACGGACTACGTGCTCGCGGCTTCCGATATCAATCGCGCGTAACCGGAGAGCGAGATGGCGAATCTTGCAACCGTCGCAATTCTCGAGGACGGCCCCGGCGATGCGGTGATCAAGCTCGACTACACGATCGACACGGCAAACCTGTCGGAGCAGATCGTTGCTGATCCGGCAACGCTGATGATCGATCAGGGTTACAGCGTCAAGCCGAATCAACTGTTCATCAAGAAGCTCAAGTACTCGATTCAGGAGCCTGGTGCGCTGGTGCTGCAATGGAAGGCCACGCAGAACCTCATTGCGTGGACGTGCATCCAGTCCGAAGAGATGAACTTCATGAACGCGGCGCCGATCAAGAACAACACGGTCGGCAATCCTGGCTCGAACGGCCAGCTTGTGGCAACGACCACAGGCTGGGTGTCGGGTACGTTGGTCGGCTCGGTACTGATCTATCTCGGCAAGGGCAATTAGCCGTGACCGGGATCACCAAAGGGTCCCGCAACTACCCCGACATCGGCGACTGGAACGCAGTCTGTGATCGTTGCGGGTTGACCCGGAAGGCCAAGGAACTCCGCAAGGAGTGGGATGGCCTGATGGTGTGCGAGAAGTGCTGGGAGCCGCGGCATCCGCAGGAGTTGGTGCGTCCGGTGGCAGACCCGAAGCCGCCGCCGTGGACGCGTCCGAAGCCGCCGCCGCAGAAGGCGCAGGTGGGGTTCGGCACTGGGCGATCGATCAACGGCTCCTCGATCAACTACAACTCCATCGACTGACATGCCACTTCAACTCGCCAACAATGCGTGGAGTCTGCTCGGCGCGAACCTTGCTGCCGGTCAGACGACGCTCATCGTCGGCGATGGCACCGACTTCCCGACGCTCGGCCCCGCCGACACTGCCTACTTCACGCTCGTCTCGCTGACCGGCGGCTACGACTTCCTCGGCAACCCGAACGTCTTCGAGATCGTGCGGGTCAATGGCCCGTACACCAACGGCGGTTTGAGCTTCAACATCACGCGCGGCCAGGACGGCACCGCGCCGACGGCGTTCGTCGCCGGTGACCTGGTCGACATGCGCGCGTGCCGGATCGTCCTGCAGTCGTTGAGCGGCGTTGGCGGCGGCAACACCGGCGCGACGGGCGCGACGGGTCCACAGGGCAACACCGGCGCGGGCATCGTTGGCGCGACAGGTGCCGGTGTCACCGGCGCCACCGGCCGCACGGGCGCTACCGGCGTCACGGGTGTGACGGGCAACACCGGCCAGACCGGCGCAGGCAACACCGGCAACACCGGCGCGACAGGCAACACCGGCTCGCAGGGGAACACCGGCGTCACCGGCGTCACCGGCTTCGGCGCCACGGGCAACACCGGTCCCGCAGGGTCGGCTACGGGCGCGACAGGTCCGACGGGTGCTCCGGGGGGTTTCACGGGGAACACCGGCGTCACGGGGGCCACGGGCAACACCGGCTTCGGTGCCACCGGCCAGAACGGATTCACCGGCGCCGTGGGCAATACCGGCCCTGCCGGGGTCGGCCCGACGGGTCCAACTGGCCCGATCGGCCCCACCGGTACGGGCGGTGGCGGCGGAGCGCCGACGGTCACGACGTACACCGGGAACGGCACGCACACCTTCGCCGTGGGCGCGACGATGTGCGAGGTCACGATGGTTGGGGGCGGTGGCGGAGGCGGTGGCCGCGACGTCACCAACACGCACAACGGCGCGGGCGGTGGCGGGGGGCAAACGATCTGGAAGTACCTGCTGGCGATCGCCGCGCTCGGCCCCAGCGTGTCGGTCACGGTCCCCGCAGCCGCATCGGGTGGCGGGAACAATGTCGACGGCCAGGCGGGCGGCGACGTCATCTTCGGCCCCCTGACGGCCAAGGGCGGCAAGGGCGGGGGCGGCACAGGCTCGGGCACCAACTTCCCGGCGGGCGGCGCGGGGGGCGGGCCTAACGGCGGCGCGGGGGGCGCAGCCGCGAGCGCGACGACGAATGGTGCTGCCGGTGGATCGTGGGGTAACGACATCGACGGCGGCGGTGGGGGCGGTGGCAACCGCGGTAATGGCGGCGGCGTCGGCCCGTGGTTCGGCGGCATCCAAGGCGGCGGTAATGGCGGGGGCGGCGGGGCGTCGGGACTCGGCGCGGGAGCGCAGGGGAACTCTGTTTCGGGCGCTGCCGGATCTGGCGGCGGTGGATCGGGATCGACCACTACGGGCGTACCTGGCGGCAACGGAGGAACGGGTCGGGTTATCGTCGTGGAGTGGTAGGCCGTGCCGATCGTCACCGTCTACACCGCGAGCGGCACTCACAACTGGGCGCCGGGGAGCAAGTATGCCGAGATCACGATGGTCGGCGGGGGTGGTGGCGGCGCGGGCCGGGACACGGCCAGCAGTCGCACCAGCGGTGGCGGCGGCGGTGGGCAGACGATCTGGGAATACCCGATCGACATCGTGGCGGCGGGCACCGGTATCGCGGTCACAATCCCTCCCGGCGGGTCTGGGGGAGGCGACAATACACCGGGGGCGAAGGCGGCAGCGGTCACCTTTGGTTCCCTGCTTTCGGCGGACGGTGGACACGGGGGCCTGGTTAGTTCCGCGGCAGCCTACGGCGCGGGCGGCGACGGCGGTGGGGCAACCCCCGGCCTTGGCGGGGCCGCGAGCAACGTCGCGACCAATCCAGGCGGCAGCGGCGCGAGTTGGGCGTCGGACATGGACGGTGGCGGTGGCGGCAACGGGCGCGGCGCGGCGGGCGGCGGCGTATCGGCGTTCTTCGGCGGAGCGGGTGGGGTCATCGCGGCGAGCGGTGCGGGCGGCGCATCCGCTCTCGGACCAGGTGCCGACTCGGCGCTGAGTGCAGCAGGGATCTCCGGTGCGGCAAATACCGGCGGGGGTGGGTCTGGGTCAGGAGCGAATGGGCAGCCCAGCGGTGACGGCGGCACGGGCAAGGTGATCGTGGTGGAGTGGTAAATGGCGATTCGGTTCATCAATAACGCGTGGAGTTACCTTGGAGCCAACATCGCTCCGGGCCAGACCACGATCGTCATCGTTGATGGCTCGGATTTCCCCTCGCTCGCCGCGGCTGACTTCTTCTACGCCACGCTCGTCTCGCTCTCCGCTGGATTCGACGCACTCGGGAACCCGAACCAGTTCGAGATCGTCAAGGTGCTCGGGCCGTACGTGGCTGGAGGCACCTCCTTCACGGTAGTGCGTGGGCAGGACAACACCAACCCGCAGGATTTCAACGCGGGCGACCTGCTCGACGTGCGCGCGAACGCCGCGGTGTTCCAGTCGTTCTCGCTCGGGGCAACCGGCGTCACCGGTGCGACGGGTGCGACCGGAGCCACGGGCGCAGGTGCTACTGGCGCGACGGGTGCGCCAGGTGCTGGCGGAACGGGGGCGACAGGTGGAACGGGAAACACTGGAGTTACTGGAGCTACCGGGGCTGGAGTCGCGGGAGCAGCGGGTGCGACAGGCGCAACTGGCGGCACAGGCGCGACTGGAGGGACTGGCAACACCGGCGCGGGTACTCCCGGCGCCAACGGTGCAACTGGAAATACAGGGGCTACTGGAGCCGGTAGTACCGGTGCAACTGGATCTACCGGTGCAACTGGAGCTACCGGTGTAGCAGGCGCGACCGGCACGCTCGGCGGCAACGTCGCTGATGCGTGGTACGGCAATGGCGAGGACGGCGACACGGTCCTTGACGGGGTGACGACGCCAGTATGGGCGACGCGCGCGGGCAGCGTCTACACGGCGACCCGCAACACGTTGATCAACAACCTGACGATCAACAGCGGGATCACGTTCAATCCGAACGCTTGGCACCATTCCGTTTACGGCACGCTGACCGGTGTCGACGCCACGTCGATCATCGACGGCAGCGGGACGAATGCATCCGGTGCGTCGAGCGGCGGGCCGAATGCGTCGTCGTCCAACCTGTACGGCGTCGGCACTCAAGGAACCAATGGCTCACTGACCGGCGCGGTGACCAATGTCGCCGCCAACGCGACGGCATGGGGTGGCAAGGGCGGCGACGGCGGCTCAAGCCCATCGGGTGCTGGTGGTACTTGCGGCGCGTACAACAACGGCGCTGGCAACAGCGGCGGCGACCAGATGTTTTATTGGCCGCCGATCATGTACGGCCTGCGGAACAACGCCAACACCACGATGAACAGTGGCGGTGGCGGCGCTGGCGGTCGCGGCGATGCGACAGGCTCTGGCGGTGGCGGCGGCGGCGGCGGCTCGCCCGTGTCGATCAATGCACGTCACATCGCGGGCATCCTCACCGTCCGCTCGCGCGGCGGCAACGGCGCGACCCCCGTTGCAGCGAACGTGAACGGCGGGGGCGGTGGTCCCGGCGGCGGCGGCACGATCTCCATGATGACCGACGACGCCGACTGGGCGCTGCGGATGACGGTCGACGTGTCGCCGGGAACACCGGGGGCAGGCAAGGGCAGCGGCACCGCGGGGGCGACGGGACAACCCGGCAAGATCAGCGTCCGCATCATGAACACCGGCGGGCTTACGGGCGCGACGGGTGCGACGGGACCGAGTGGCGGCGTGACGGGTGCCACTGGAGCCACTGGCCTGACGGGTGGCACGGGTGCTACCGGAGCGGCGGGTGCCACCGGCGTACTCGCGAACATGCCAGCCCTGACGTTCAAGGGCAACCCGACTGCAGCCGTCGCCGCACCCGTCGACATGACGGCGATCCAGTCGATGGACACCATCGGATGGCGCGTCTTCTCCGTGCGCAATTACGGCGCAACGGGCAACGGCTCCACCGACGACACCGCGGCTATCAACGCGGCGATCGCGGCGATCGTGACGGCGGGCCGCGGGTGCCTCTACTTCCCGGTCGGGATCTACAACTGCACCACGCTGAGTGCGATCCCCGACTTCACGTATGTGCTCGGGGCGGGGCGCGCAGCTTCGCTGATCCGCACGACGGTGGCGACCGGGACGCTGCTCACCGTCACCGGCCAGTACGTCAAGTTCCAGGATATCCAGATCACGACGTCGGTGACGCGCACGGCGAACCCGCTGCTCGACGTCCAGACCACCGCCAATTATTTCCAGATGATGTCCTGCACGATGTCGGGCGGGTTCGTCAATCTGCAGATCAACTCCAACTCGCCCGACATCAGCTACTGCAATTTCCTCGAGGCGGTGGCGGCGACCGGCACCAACATCCTGATCAACGGTGGACTCGACATGGCGTTCAGCCATTGCGTGCTCACCAACGCGGGCGGGCAACCGGCCTTCGGTATCCAAGTCACCAACGCGGGGGACATCGGCCTGACTGACGTGCAGTCGCTGCGGCAGGGCACCTGTCTTGCGCTCGTCCCCGGCGCGGGTCAGACGATTGCCTCGTTGACGTCCATCAACTCCGGCTTCGACAATAACAGCACCCGCGGCGTCTTCATCTCCCCCTCCAGCACCGGAGCCGTGGTGCGCACGCGTTTCATCGGGAGTTGGTTCGGGGCTTCGGGCAACCAGGGGCTGTTTGCGCAGGCCGGTGGGAGCGGCACGATCGATGGGCTGGACATCATCGACTGTCACGTCTATGGCAACGGTGCCGACGGCATGTTCTTCTCCACCGGGGTGAAGAACGTCCGCATCATCGGCGGCGAGTTCGCGGGCAACAGCCTCTCGGGCATTCACTTCACCGACTGCACGGACTTCACCGTGCAGGGTGTGAAGTCGGGCACCAACGGCGGCGGGTTCGGCGTCAATGCGCGCTACGGGCTGGAGATCACCGGCGCCACTTGCGACCTGTTCACCGTCGCGAACAATGACTTCCGCGGCAACACGCTCGGCCCGTGGCTCAATGGATCGACGGTCACCGGCTCGACCTGGTCCCTGTACAACAACCTCGGCGCGGGCGGGGACCCGATCGTCAAGCCGACTCGGTTCTTCCTTGACGGGTTCAACGGCACCGTCGCCAACCGGTATACGTTCCAGAGCTTCCCGACCGGCAACAACTTCACCAGCGTGCAGGTTGCCCCGGCCGGGACGAGTGTCCTCTCGACCGTCGCCTGCTTCAACAACTCGGACCTCACGGCTGCGGCTGGGTTTGTTGATCTCCGGCTCAACGCGGCCATTGGCCGTGTCGGCACCGACCAGATCAACGGGGGCACGGTCCCCGACATGTCGATCTTCGCCGGGGGGACCCGGATGCAGTGGTCGGCCTCCACCGGCCGCGCCCGCATGGGTCCTGCGCTGGCGGCGGACGACGGGATCACCGACGTCCAGGTGAACAGCACCCTGCGGGCGGCGTCGGTACGGACCCAGACGCAGGTGATCTCGACGGCTACCTACACGGTATCCGCCCAGGATCACATTGTGTTAATCAGCGCGGCGGCAAATAATGTCGTCGTGACCCTCCCGCTGGCGAACGCCGCCGGGGGCTTTACCACGCAGTCACTACGGTTCAAACGGGTCGATGCCTCCGCGAATACGGTGACTGTCCAGCGGCAGGGAACCAACACCATCGACGGTGCGACGTCGTTTACACTCGCGTCCCTCGCCTCGAAGGATCTCGAGTCCGACGGCAGCGGCACCTGGTACATCTTCTAAGGAGGTACGCATGGACCTGATCCAGTTGCTGATCATGATCTTGGTGTTGGGGCTGGTGTTCGCCCTGCTGTACTGGCTGATCGACCAGTTCCCATTGCCTGCGCCGTTCGCGATGGCTGCGAAGGCAATCCTCGCCCTGATCATCGTGATCCTGTTGCTCGGGATGCTGTTCGGGCAGATCAACGTACCCATGCTGAAGATCGGGAGATGACCATGAGTGACGACGAAGACGACAAGATCTGGAAGCATCGGATCATGAAGGCGATGATGGCGGTGTGCATCGGCATGATGATCCTGTGCGCGCTGGTCATTGCGCACATCTTCTTTCCCAAGGAGGCGCACGGGCAGACCCTCTCTTCGCCGCTGCCGCCGGGATGTACTGCCCCGACGATCAGCGGCACCACGGTGTCCTGCGCGGGCGGGCCTACGCCACCCGTGTGCGCGCCGACGCCACCGATGTGTCCTGCCAGCGTCCCGGCTGGGTGTGCTCCCTGCACGCCGCCGCCGTCGGTGTCGTGTGGCGATCTGCACGTCAACGAGATGACGATTTCGTTCAACGGTGCGCCGCTGAAGTTGAGCCTCGGCAAGGGTGACAAGGAGGTGCTGATCCTGGCCTATACCGCGCTCGCCGCGGACTCCGGCAAGAAGACGCACATCAACGCTGCCGAGTACGGCTCCTCGCCCCACTACTACACCTGGTGGGTGAGCAAGACCAAGTGCCTGATGGACTCGACCACGATGAAGGCGAGCAACCAGTCGCCTTCCGTGTACGTCAGCGTGAATGGCACCGAGTCGGTGAACATGGTCCCCGGCGAGGTGTGGTACTTCATGCTGCGGAACTGGAAGGACCGGGACCACGCGAACTCCTGCAACGAGGGCGCGACGTGCGGCACCATCGTCACGCCGTACCTGTGGCAGAACGCACTCCGGGCGCGTAGCCGCAAATGACTGCGCCGCTCTCGCTCCCGTCGCAGTACGAGAAGTTCGATGACCCGAACAACTCGTCGTGGCGGGACTATTTCCTCAAACTGAACCGGCACGTCAATGGCGTGGCGCGGCTCGAGGCCGTCACCCAGACCTTCTCCGGCGAGATGGTCATTGAGAATGCGAGTATCGAGAGCGGTGGCATCCTGCTCGCTCCCGGTGGTTACTCCGGGCTGCTGACGGTCAACAAGGTCTCCTCGAACGCGGACTCGGCGGGACTCGGCGGCGGCAATGCCGCGATCTACGTCCAGCACCAGATCGATGGTTCGGTAGCGAACCAACCCACGGCCAACATCGGCATCCGCGTCCAGGTCGAGTCGGCGCAGCAGGCGTCGATCGTGACGACCAACGACGCCGTCTCCGGCTACTTCGGGCTGCGCACGACGGGGGTGGACATCGGCGCGTTCGGCATCCATGTCGATGCCTATCACGCGCAGACCGGGACGCGGGCCTCGACGTATGGCGCCTCGGCGGAGATGTTCCGCACGACGCCCGATGGGTTCACGGCGGGGTTCCACACGCGGACCACTGGCCCGTTCCTCGGCATCACCTACCTCGACAACGACTACGGCTTCCTCGCCTCCCCCGGCGGCGACGGAACGGCGAAGTTCAAGACGGCGTTCTCTGCGGGGTCGGCTAACACGGGCACCCTGCGCTGCGACATCGGCGTCGACCTCGCGCGTGCCACCTGCGAGGTAGGCATCTCGCTGCGTACCCCGGCCGACAAGGTGCTGGTGCTCGACGGCCTTTCCAACCAGATCACGTTCGGCTACAACAGCATCGGGCGGCTGGACTACGGCGTATCGGGCGTGCTGATGTGGGGCGTCGAGAACGGCGGTCGGCAGTTCTACGTCAACAACGCCAACACGGTGGTTGGCGGGGCATTCACCCCCAGTGGTAGCCATCTGGTTGTCAACGTCGGCGGCACGCTGCGCAAGATCCAGTTGGGGGTGTTCCCGTGATCGAGATGTTGCGACTGAAGATCGAGAACCTGCAATTGCGGATCGCGCTGGCGCACACCAACCGCGCGCTGGCCGATGCCAACCTCGAGATGCTTACGCCGCAATTGAAGGGGCTGCAGTCCGACCTCGCGTTGCAGGAAGCAGTGAACGAGGAGAAGAGCGATGTCAAGTAGCACCACTACCTCGTTCGGGATGACCGGGGCTGGAGTGGTCGCGGCGGCGCTGCGCGGGATGCGGATCACCATCGAAGGTGCGCCGCCGACACCCCTCCAGTTGCAGGACGGCCTCGAGCAACTGAACATGGTGATGAAGTCGATCGCCGCCTCGCCGCAGGGCATGAAGCTCTGGACGTACATGACGGTCACCGTCCCGCTGATCGCGGGCAAGACCACGTACACGATCGGCCCCGTCACCGCCGACGTCATCTCGCCCCGGCCGCTGCGCGTGTTCGAGTACGGCAACATCTACCGGCAGAACCTGAACGGGCAGTTCTTCGACACCCCGCTGCGCCTCATCAGCCGCACCGAGTATGCGATGTTCGGTTCCAAGAACTCGCCGGGACAGCCGAACGCGATCTATTACCTCCCCGGCATTGACCTCCTCGTCCCCGGCACCTCGCAGGGCGGGTTCGGCACGCTCTACGTCTACAACCCGCTCTCGACCACCGCCACGGGGTCGATCCTGCTCAACTGCCAGCGCGCGATCTACGACCTGACGCAGGTGGACGGGTTCGAGTCGGTGGACTTCCCGTCGGAGTGGTTCACCTTCCTCAAGTGGAAGCTGATGGCAGAGTGGGGCGACGAGTTCGAGATCCCCGAAGAGCGGTTGATGCGCTACATGAAGATGGCGGAGCAGGCAGGCGAGGCGTGCGCCGACTTCAGCGTCGAGGAGGCCCCCGTCACCTTCGGGATCGACTACACCGGGACTCGCTGATGGCGATGACCCCACCGGTCAGGATTCCCCTGACCTTCGACCTGAACCCGATCAACAGCGGTGGGTTGCAGGCGCAAGCCTATCGCGAGAACGTCATCGATGAGCCGTACGAGGGCATCGTCTACGTGCAGAAGCGTCCCGGCGTCGACCAGACGCAGGACATGGGCGTCACCGGTCTGGGACAGGGACTGATCCAGTTCGGAGGGCAGCCGTGGGTAGTGATCGACGATAACCTGCGCACCCCCACCGGCTTCCTCAACGGCACCGACGGCCAGGCGTGGCAGTTGTTGAACATCGCGCCTTACGGCATCCGGTCGCAGGCCGCGACGGCGTACCTCAATCACCGCTGGTACATCATCGGCGGCGAGGTCGGCACCTCGCTCTATTCCGACATCTGGTCCTCGGATGATGGACTGAATTGGCGGCAGGACCTCATCACCGCACCGTGGGGTCCGCGCACCGAGGCTCGCGCGATCGCGTTCCAGAGCAAGATCTTCTTCATGGGCGGGCACGTCCTCGGCAGTTCGGTTGCCACGCCGAACTCCGGCCGCAAGAACGACGTGTGGTCCTCGCCCGACGGCATCACCTGGACGCTCGAGACGGGCGCCGCGGCGTGGCTCCCGCGCTCCGGCTTCGCGCTGATGGTGCTCAACAACAGCCTCTACGTGTGCGGCGGGCGCGGCGACCTGATCGACTTCGACGACATCTGGTCCTCGCCCGACGGCAAGACGTGGACGCGGGTTGCCACCGGATCGTGGGGCCAGCGGCAGCGCATGGCGTTCGCCACGTTCAACAACGCGATGTTCCTCGCGGGCGGGACCACGGGGGCCGGTGGCGGGACGGCGCAGAACGACGTCTACACCTCCACCAATGGTGGGGCGACATGGACCCTGCTCACATCCGCGGCGTTCTCCGCCGGTCGGGGCGAGTTCTCCATGCTCGTCTACAACAACAAACTGTGGGTGATCGGCGGACGCAATCGCGGCACCAACACGTACTTCAGCGAGATCTATTCCTCGCCGTTCGGCAACGCGTGGACGTGGGAAAACCAGTTCACGCCTCCCGCGAACAACATCGCGAAGATCTCCGCGTACGCCGCAATGGTAATCCCCAGCCCGTTCTCGACGGCGGGACAACTGGCCTCGTATTCGATGGCATTCACGTCGGGCTATGACGGGTTCTTCTATCTCAATCAGGGGCGGATCGGGAGACTCAATATCTCGATCAACACCAACACCCCGCTGAACCCCACCACGCTCGGGCTGCAGTACCAGATGACGTCGTTCCAGCAGGGCCTCACGCTGCTGATCAAGAACCCCACCAACCTGTGGGTGATGAACGGCGGCGGCGTGATCAAGGTGCCGAACGAGACAGTAGGCGCGGGGTATCCGCTCGAGACGGTCCCCGGCATCGTGCCGCTCGGCGGGTTCGTCTACGTCATGGACCCGACGGGGCTGATCCACGGCTCCGCGCTCGATGATCCGACGACGTGGCCGTCGCTGAACGTGGTCGGGGCCGACTTCGATGACGACGTGGGCGTGTGCCTCGCGCGCTACCTGAACTACGTGGTGGCGTTCGGCACGGAGTCGACGCAACTGTTCTTCGATGCGGGCAACTCCCCCGGCATCGCGATCCAGCCGTACCTCAACGCCAACATGAAGGTGGGCTGCGCCGCGGCGTCGACCGTCGCCGCCTTCGAGAACACGCTGGTGTGGGTGTCGAACACGCGCGAGGGCGAGCGCAAGGTGGTGATGATGAATGGCATCACGCCGACGCCGATCAGCAACGTGTTCATCGAGAAGTTCCTCTACAACCTGAACAATATCCAGGGTGTGCTGTTGTCCATCAAGGGGCACCAGTTCTACATCCTGAACGTCGTCTCCGGGGGTGCGCCCGCCACGCTGGTGTTCGACTTCGCCACCAAGAAGTGGGTGGTGTGGACATTGAACATCACCGGCATCCCGGTCGCGTACCGGTTCGTCATCAACGACGGCAACCTGATGCTGCACCCCACCAACGGCAAGTTGTACAAGATGAACTATGACTCGCCGCAGGACGTGGGCGGCGTGATCCCGGTAACCATCGTGTCGCCGCAGATCGACGGCGGCACCATGCGGATGAAACCGTGGGGCAGGCTCGACGTCGTGTGCGATGCGGGCCTGGCATCCGGGGTGGCGGCAATCGATTTCTCCGACGACGGCGGGAACACGTTTGGGCCGCAGCGCGTCATCGACCTCGACAGCCTCCGGCCGTCGCTTTTTCGTAACGGCGCCAGCCGCCGCCGCATCTACCGCTTCCAGCACAACAACTTCAATCCGCTGCGGCTCGAGGCGCTCGAGCAGCAGATCGAGCTTCAACCCGTGTGATGGCTGATCCCGCCAAGCCCAACCTCTACGGGTGGGGGACCTACCTCAACCGCGACATCTGGGCGGGGGAGAACGCTGGCGGGGGCCTGGACGATTTCCTCGAGCGGTTGAAGGTGTTCGACCCCAGCGCGCACCTGGTGACCAACCAGGGCGCGGAGAACGGCTCGACGCAGCGCATCGAGTACGACGTCACCAAGTTGCCCGACTACCAGAAGCAGAATTTCACCAACGTCGAGACGAACCGAGTCTACGGCGACAAGGGCGACGAGGGTATCCACGGCCTGTGGCAGGTGCCCGACGAGCAACTCGGCAAGTACGCCACCAGCAACGACACGTTCGGCTCCTCGGTCGACAACCGCCTGCAGCGGGAGGCCCGCAACATCGGCGAGGTCAACGTCTGGGGGCCGCTGGTGATGGCAGCGATCACCGGCGGCGCGGCGATGGGTGCGATCCCTGCCGCGGCGGGCATGACGGCGGCGGAGGCCGCGGCGATGACCGGCGCGGTGACCACGGGGGCGACGGCAGGGGCCGCTGCGCCGCTCGCTGCAGGGGTTACAACGGGGGCGAGCATCACCGCCAACCAGGCGCTGCAGCTATTCCAGGGGATCGCCGGTCCCACGGTGCGTGGCGACTGGACGGGTGCGGGTGTCGGCGCGCTCACCGGCGCCGCGGGGATCGCGGGCCTGCCGATGGCCGGGACCATCGTGCCGCTGCTGGCGAACCTGGTCAGGGGCGGACTCTCCAAGCCCAACACGACGGGTGGCAACACCCCCGGCGGCAACACCTCCGGCGTATCATCCGGCAACAAACTCGATCCACGACTCATGATGCTGCTCATGTTGATGAGCCGCAAGGGCGCAAGCCCCACTGGAGGTTGACATGGCAGATGGACTCTCTGGAGGACTGGCGGGGCTGCTCGACCTGATCCGCGGCATCCAAGGCACGGACGTCGACAACGCCAACGCCGCGGCGAGCGCCGCCGACCCGTACGCGCAGTGGCGCGGCGAGCGGATGAAGGACCTCGACGCGTTCTTCAAGGACCCGTCGTCGCTGCGGGACCAGCCAGGTTACAAGTTCGCGCTCAACGAGGGACTGGACTCGGTGGCGGCGAAGGGCAACGCGATGTTCGGCACCACGCGCTCGGGCAACACCGCGATCGCGCTGGACAAGTTCGGCACCGGCTTCGCGGACCAGGCGTACAACACCCACCTCACCCAATTGATGAAACTCGCCGGGGTGGACTCCGGCAATCCCGCCGCCGCTGGCGCGCTGCTGTACAAGGGGCCGGGGGATCGCGACAAGACGATCGGTGGCGGGCTGGAGGGGCTGTTCGGCAGCGGTGGCCCGCTCGCCGGTCTGGCGAAGTTGATTCCCGGCGGGATCGACCAGTTGATGAAACTGTTCGGCAACCCGGACAGCAGCGGCGGCAACAACTGGATGGACCTCTTCGCCAACTCGGAGGGTGGGGACAACTGGATGGATCTGTTCTCCAACTCGGGCGGACAGAACTGGGCCGACTTGTTCTCCAACTCCGATCCGCTGTACGGGTGACCTATGGGTGTCTATGCTGACGTCATCGATCTCCAGAAAACCAAAGCGGAGATCGACCACAACAACGCGCTGACGCAGTTGGATACGATGCGTGCGCAGCAGACGATGGAACTGCTGAAGTCGGATCAGGCGGCGAAGGACGCCTATCGCGCCACGATGCTGGCGCAGCAGGACGCGGCGCAGATCAAGCGCGGCGAGACGCCGGATGCGGAGAAGTCGCCCATCGACGAGAACCCGCAACTGAAGGCAATCAACAAGACGGTCGCCGATGCGCAGAGCGACTACGACCTGAACAAGGCCACGCTCAACCGGATGAAGGAAACGGGGGCAAGCCCCGAGACGATCCAGAAGCTCGAGGACAACGCCGCCAAGTCGCTGCAGGAAGTGCAGGTGGGGCAGCAGCGCATGTTGGCGGAGCGCAAGGAGGTGCTCGGCCGCATCTCGTCGGTGGCGGGCAGCGCCGACCGCGACACGTTCCCGATGGTGAAGGCGGAACTCGATCGCATGATGCCGGGGTGGGACCGCGACAAGAACGTGGACTTCAACAAGCTCGACGGGCAGGTGGTGTGGGGAGCCAACACCGCCAACGTCATGAAGACGATCCAGAAGCAGGGCGAGACGGCATACCAGCAGACCGAGGCGGCGCTGAAGATCAAGGACCAGGAACTGAGGGAAGCGGAGATCGTGGTCCAGCGCAACCGGTTCGCGGAGGTCGAGCGTTACGACAGGGCGAAGGAGAAGTTCAAGCGCGAAGGGCTGGACCTCAAGAAGGAAGAGGACGCGGCGAAGAAGACAGCGGCGGACAAGAAGGACGCGGACAAGAAAGCAGCGGACGCAGCGAAGGCGGTGTACAAGGAGCCGACGAAGTACCGCATCGAGCAGGGTGCCCGCACGATCGCGGACGAGCGGCAGTTGCCGATGGACGTGGCGAAGGAAGCCTACACGGACATGCACCGGATGGCGCATGAGTTCCGCCAGCAGGACCCGTCGCTCTCGCTGACTGAAGCCGAGAACAAGGCACGCGACGAGATCTACAGCCGCATCACCGATCCGTCGCCCGCGGAGAAGAACTTCGTCGGCTACACCACCAAGGCCGCGGTGCCTGCAAAGTACGTGCGTCCGGTCAGCACGCCGAAACTGACGCCGACGGCGGCTGCAACGACGACTGCCACTCCGGTGGGAGCCGCGTCCGCCACGCCTGCGATGGTGCCGGGACAGGGATCGACCGGGAACGTGTCACCGGCGATTCAGGGTGCGCGCGACGACCTGAGCGTCGGCGTGCTCGAGAAGGAATTGGCGGACGAGACGGCGCGCGTTCCGCAGGGTGAAGAGGATGCGGCGCGGAGGGACAAGAACATTGCCTCGCTGAAGAAGGACATCGCCAACCGGAAGCCGCCGGTGAAGGTGGCGAGCAAGGAGGACGCCGCCAAGTTGCCGAGTGGCACCCGCTTCGTCACGCCTGATGGTCGGGTCATGGTGCGGAAGTGAGCGACGACTGGTCCGACATCGCAGCGCCGGTAGAGGCGAAGGGAACGACTGACGAGTGGTCGGACATCGCCACGCCCGCACCCGAGTCCGACAACACCGACAAGAACGATCGCCTGCTCGCGCGTACGAACCGGGACGCCAAGGAGTACGCGGAGAACGCGCCCGACCAGGTGCAGCGCACGCTGCCGCGGATGGAGAAAGACCGCGCCGAGAACGACTGGCCTGGGCGCAAGGTGCCGAAGACGTTCACCGAGGGATTCACCGAGTCGTTCAAGGACCTCGACTGGAAGAACAACGCCGTCATCCGCTACGGCAACTACCTGCAGTATCGCGCGCAGGCGCAGGAGTCGCTGCAGGCCGAGTGGCAGAAGGGCCACGACGACGGCACCATCACGGAGCCGCTGCGCGAGTGGCTGACGCCGGAGCGCGTGGACCGGCGCTACAAGGCCGAGTACACCAAGCTCGGCGCGGAGGAGCAGGATGTAAATTGGGGAGACATGCCGGATAACCTGTACAAGGCCATCACCGAGAACCCCGGTGGCTTTGTCGGCGGCTTCATCGTGGGCGCGGCCGTGGACCCGGAGGTCATGTGGATGCCGCAGCTTGGCCTCGCGAAGGCGCTCGCCGGTGCAGGCAAGGCCGCGCACGCAGCCGCACGCGCCGTCGAGGGTGGCGTGGTGATGGGCACGCAGGGTGCGGGCATCTCCGCCGCGCGCCAGTTGGAGCAGACCGGCGAGGTCAAGGGCAAGACGGCCGCGCAGGAAGGCGCGCAGATGGCCGCGCTCGGCATGACGCTGGCCGGTGCCACGGACCTGGCGCTCGCCGCTGCCGCGCGGAAGAAGGGCACCACGCTCGACGCGGAGACGAAGGCGCGGTTCGACAAGGAGATCAAGGACAACGTCGCGAAGAAAGTCGCCGAGGGGATGGACCCCATCAAGGCGCAGACCGAGGCGGCGACGGAGTTGCTGGAGAAAGTCTGCTTCTTCAAGCCGAAGGA